GTCATGGCGCAATCCTACCTTCCTTGCATAATCTACACAACGCACAATTAGTAACGCCTTGCTGTAAATGAATTACTAGCTTCATTCATAAAGTCTTTCCATATCCACAGCCTAGCTAATGGCATTGAACGCATAATTTGTTTTGCGCCTTCACCATAATTTCCTTCAATTAACTCATTAACGCCACGTCCAATATCTAATCCGATGCTTGGGCCAGCACCTAACAATCCTACAGCAGCATCACCTATGTTTTTTTCTTGTGGAAACTTTGGTTGCAGTAAGCCCATAGATATATCTGGGCCGCCTAGTGCCATTGATGTACTCATTGCTGTATAAAATGAATCTGAATACAGTGCTGCTATGCCAGACATATCGAATGAACGCGCAATCTTGTCTTCTATTGGCATTTTGTCCATTACAAAATCTGGATTTTTTAGCTCTAGACCCATGTATGCCAAGCCCATGCTAGCCGCTAGTGCAACTGTTCTGTTTCTTGCTTGGCCTGTAGCGTATGAAGCTGTGATTTTGTTAACTGCTGCTAGTGTGTATGAGTAGAACTGAAACGGTAAGCCTAGTAATCCATTCTCTATACGAGTGTACCCTTTGTATCTTGGGTCTTCTTTGCCGCCAAACTGTCTTGCTATTTTGTAAGGAACATAAACCACACCATCAACAATGTTTGGCTTATCTGCTGGTGTACCCATTAGTATTGTGTTCATAATGCCGCTATTAAGCGAAGAACGAAACTCTAGCTTTAGATCATCATATTGTTTAGGCCAGTTTTCTGTACTTGGTAGATACAAGCCACCTTCTGTTTGCTCAATAATACCATCATCAACAAGCTCACGAATGCGTTTTGCTTTTGCTGTATCAATTCCATAACGAGCAAGATATTCAATTTCAAACTTAGTAGGCTTTTTTCCGCTTCCAGCAAGGCGCATAGACATTTGAATCAATGAATGACCACGAACAATAGCATCCATCTTCTTCATAATATTAGTCATAGGCGCAAGTAAGTTAGCCTGATAAAAGCCCCACTTTAACTTACTCATATATTTATTGTATGTGCCTTCATTAAATGGATTGTTAGTTACATCATCTACAAGGCGCATGTGTGCATCGCCTTGGATAATCTCTAATATTTCACCAGCTAGTTTTCCTTCCATAGCTGACATACGCACACGACCATCAGTCAGTGTAGCAAACAAAGACTTAAATACGTCTTTGAGTTCATGCTCCATCATGATCTTGGCAAAGTCAGGCAATGTAGAAAAGCCAGCAGAACCAAGATAATTAAGCTGTGCAAAGTCTCTAAGCACTGTAGCTACACGCTGATCCCATGAGTGCGGTTCACGCAACACTGTGCCTACAACGCGATCATATAAATGGAGTATGTCTTTGCGTGTTGCATTAATCTGGTTCATTGATTTACCAGCAGAAAACATATCTGTCTCAACATCATCAAGAACCTCATCAATAGATTTGCCATTGAACATCTTGGCAAACTCATACTGAGGCGCAACACGTTGAGTGTATGCTCTCATTACTGCTAGTGGATCATTCTGTATGTAATCTAATACTTTTGCATTTGGTATATCTAATGATCTGTGACGAAAATGCTTTGATCTGCCAGCTCCATAAAATGCATTCATGTCGTTAGCTGGATCAGCCATGCCAAGAATGTTGTCCACGGCTTCTTTAGCTCTTGCTTCTACAGCAGGCCTACTATTGTCTAGCTCTTGCCTTATAAAGCGTGGCGATGTTTTACGCATAGCTAAATGCTGTTGCTTCATAAACTCAAGTGCGGCTTCGTTTACCCGCATTTCATAGCTTACATTATCTTCTTTGTATCTACGCTTTAGTGTGCCGTGATGAAACTCATGCAACAAAACAAAGTCTGCATAGTCTCTGTATGATTTAAATGCATCTGAGTTATTCAACATAAACGCATTATGATGATAAACCTCATCATTAAAGTCGCTCTTTGCACCAAACTTATCATTGTTTTCGTAGGCTGCTTTTTTATCAGCCAATGCTTTTTGGAATCTTTGGTACTTCCTATATGCACCAGCTTTATCAATGTAAACAATGCCAGCTTCATTATCGAAATACATGTGCATTCCTAATGCGCCGCTTGGATGGTGTTCCTTAATCTTATCAACAGCTTCTAAGCCATCAACAACCTTATTTACATTAAAGTCTTTGCCTAATCGTTTAATCAAATCTTCATTAGACATATCAATAAAGTTAGATAGTGGGCGATTAACAGATTCGTTAGGAACGTAAATAACATTATGTTCTTCAAAGTGATCTGCTAATATTTTTTCAAACTGTTGCCTGTTCTCACGAATAGCATCTCTGTTCCAGTAACGTGGGAACATAAGTTCTTCGCCAACAGGTGTAACAGTTGTGTCTTTTGCAAACTGCAAGCTCATTTCATCTTCGCGTAGAGCCTGTTCTTTTTTGTCAAACCGTTCTCTTAATCTTTGCAAATATTCAAACTGTCTTTTAGTGCCGCCTTGCTTTGAACCTGTATTAAACGATGCCTCAAGCTCATCAATCTTATCTTGAATATCCATTAAGTCGCGTTCTTTTTGCAGAATGCCACGCTGTAAACGCTTTACATCACCAAGCAAACCAACTTCTTTGAGTCGATCTTCCCATGTTTTGTAAAAGTTCTTGAGTGCTTGGATAGATTCTTTTTCAGCAGTTGTAGTTGGCTCAATGCCATTAATGTATTTGCGATTAACTTCTTTTAGATAAGCAGAAAACGAACCATCAATATTAGAAAGATTTACATCGCCAACTTGCAAGTAACCTTTTTTAGTATGCTCACCAAACTGCTGTAGCATTCCTGTGTATACTTTTAGCCATTCACCATTTCTTGTTTGCGAGTATTGGTACACAGACTTTGGTGTAGCCATACCGTATTGATTCAATCGAAGGAGTACGCCGCTATCGCCAGCCAGCTTTACAGCAGTGGCTTTAACTGTTTGAGGCACGTCACCTTGTAAGATACGCTTCATGCCTGTTGTAACGCCCTTATACAGCCATGAATCAGTAAATGCATTAGAGGGTAAATTAAATCCATCCTCTGCTATTTTTTCTATGCCTTGTATTTCTTCTGCGCGGCGCATGCGCTGTTCGTATTTTACATCTGTTAAACGATCTTCAAGTTGTATTTTGCGATTAGTTAGTCCAGCAACTGCGCTGTCATATTCTTCAACGTCTATTTTTCCTAATGAAAAATTTCGTTTTGCATCATCTAAACCTTTAGCAATGCCTTCCAAATCTTTTGGTGTTTGAACTTCAATTGAATCAAGTTCTTCTTTTGAAGCCTTGCCTAGCTTTCTAGATTGCCTTTGCCCAATAACGGCAACGTCTTCAGCGGTAAAACCTTCCAAGGCTTTTGTGTATTCAATAACATCTTCTTCTGTTTTGCGTATTGCCGCCACCTGTCTTCTTGCTGGTATGGTTGCCAATGTTCCAATAGCACCGCCAATAACAAAAGCAGAGCCAATGTTAATTGCAACTTCTTCTTTAGTTGCTAATGGATCAAACGGTGCGCGAAATCCTTCAAGTCCAACTTGAACTGTACCAACACCAGCACCAGTGCGTAAAAACTGACGACCAGCAGTAGCCGCCGCACCACCAAAAGGTAGTGCCACTAAGTTGATTGGATCAAATACACCAACGCCTACATTAGCCCAGAAAGATGAATCAGCCAGAACTTGTCTGCGTCTTTTGTTTTCATCAAGCTGAAATTTAAGATCAATCATATGATCTTCGCTAACAGCATTCATTAGATGGTGTTTATATTCTTCATAACCATCTACATCATTAAGTGGGTTATAGCCTTCTTGCACCTCTGTCCCATATTTTACTGCGTTCTTTACAGCGTTAAACATAGGCATATATTGATAACCAAGAGCCGCTGGTAATGTATCAGCAAAAAACTCAGGCTCCTCTACACGCCGCAACGCTTGCCTTCGAGAAACATTAGACTCGACAAAAGTAGCTGTAGTTGTGTCCCAAGGATTAATTGACATCGCCACTCATCTCGTCTGGTATTGATGCTTTAGAACCTACAAATGGCTTAGGTGGTTTTGGCGACTTATCAGGTTTGTCAGGCCCACCAAATGAACCTGACAACGCTTCTATATTTTTCTTAATTCGTTTGTTAATTTTTAATTGTTTTAAAACTTGCTCATTTGAATAACGAACCGCATCTTCTGCTTCAGTTTTGCGAACCATTGCTATTTCGTCTTGAGCAAGTTCAGTTCCCACATATATTGGCCCACCAGTGTTCTTATCTCTGATTGGTTTTAACTCACCATTATCATCAACGTAATGAGCTATATATTGGAATGTTTCCAATTGTGTTGTTTGTTTTATTTCTTTTGGCTTACCAGCAATAACTTGAGATTCGTCAATAATTGTATATTCAATACTTAGCACGTCAGGCTGCAATGCATTGTTTGTCATAGGAACAAGTTTTATTTGCCTATTTGATTCAACACCTTGCAAGTTTTCACCAATAGCAAAGTTTCCACCGCTTTTTTCATTTACATAATCTTGAGCGTTTTTGTAAAAAACAACTCTGTCTTTGTCAGATGGTAATATTCTTTTCATTGCAAACATAGATTTTGCAACTTGTGGGTTGTAGCGATCTACAACAACACCATTAGTGTCAACATAAGATGACTCAAACATTTCATTCATAGCTTTGTCTAAGTCTTCTTTAGTTACCCCAGCCATAATTAAATGTTTTACATATGGCCTTGCTAACTCAACCATAAATCTGTCAGTGCCAAAGCCTTCTTGCAAATATCTAGTTAATACGCTTTCAGCACCTTCTGTTCCTTTAGCTTCTAATATTGTTTTTACTCTATCATCTACAAGTTTTGTGTTTTGCATGTTTTCTTTTAATGATGAAGCAAGCTCAACAATATTTTCAGTGCCAGCAATTTTAGTAATTGAGTTTAACGATTTTAAAAAAGCATGTTCATCTTTTGATAATTTAGAGCCATAAGACATATCAACAACAGAGCCGCCAACAACAGCATTAGACATATAATCATAATGTCCAAGTACAGTTCGCATTTCATCGGCTGACATTCTTTCAAGACGACTTAATCTTTTTAACGAAAGATTCAAACCTTCACCAATTAAGTTTTTAGTATGCAGAAAATATTTCCAGCTTGCATCAATCTTGGTTGATTCTGGACTTGAATAATAAGCACCCATATTTGCATTCATTGGGTCTTCTAATTTTTCAACAGACGCAATTAAAACATCTACAGCTTTTTGATTAATTCCATCTTGTGTATCAACTACATAGCTATCATCAGCAACTTGCTTCATAGCTGTTTCTAATTTTGTTTCTTTTGCTACTTCTTTTTCTCTGTTGCTTAATCCAACACGCAACTCGCCAGCTTTGCGCTGTATAGCCGCTTTGTTTCTTTTATATCCATCTGACTTCAGTATAGTGTTTACTTCTGAAACCAAAGACTCAGGTAGATCTTTTGAAATGACACCAGTATCAAGCGCATTCTCAATCTCAAGCGCAACGTCTGATGTCATGCGCTGTTCGTCGCCGTTGTTATCTACAAACAATGCATCATAGTTAAGTCTATTGTTAAGAATGCCAGTTGGTACTGCACTCATTAAAGCTGTTACATTAGCTTCATATTGTGGCTGAGTTAATATTCCGGCATCAAGTCCAGCATCTTGACGATCAATCTCTGTTTGAATCATGAGGTCTAATGCTGTTGTTACTTCACGCTCACCTTCTTTTACACCAACAAATTCAACACCACTGCCTTTTCCAGATTTAATTAAATCCTCAATGGATTCTCCGCCATTAATCGCATCTTGAATAAGTCCATCACGCAGTTGATTCTGAACAACCTGTGCGCGTTGAGTCATAAGATTAAACTTAGTGCTAGCAATAAATGCCGCGCCAGTGTCTCGTATTATGTTCTGGAATCTATCATTTAACGCGCCAGAGTTTTTTGGATTGATCATCTGGGCAACGTAGTCTTCCATTGCCTGACCGTATTTCTCTACGCCTTGAGGATCATTTTGATATTTTAGAACTAATTCACGCGCACGTTCTTTAATTTGGTTATCAACGTCTGAAATAAATCTGCGATCAAGAACTTCTTCGTAAGCGGCTTGAGCCGCAGTACCAAAGTTTTCTGGTATGTTGTATGCTTCTGGCTTTCCAGTTTCAGGATTAATTGTGCGCAAACTTTGTGTTGATGCAGATTCTGCAAGCTCTGCACCTTTCTTCTGTGCAACCCTGCCAGCTTCCTTAAATGCAATTTGAGTTAGCGTATCAGCCGCATTAGCAACTGTTTGATAGTAATTCTCTGCGCCAGTATCCATGCGCACCACACCAATGCGCTGATTTTGGAATTGTTGTTTTTCTCTAATAACAGCCATTTTAAGACCTTACTGTTTCATATTGATACAGCCCTGATGCTATTGTAGTTAATGCCTGTATATTTGCAGAGCGTCTAGCCGTTGCTCCACGCATGCGAGCTATATTTGCTTGCATTGCAAGCTGTGATGAATCTGCATAACCTTGTGCGTCAGATCTGTTTACATCTGTAAAGGCAACTTGCCTTTGCTTATCCATAAATGCTTTAACAGACCTGTCACTAACATCCCTATTAGCAAAACTAAACCAAGCTAAATTGTTTGCTCTTGCGGCATCATATTGATTCAACCGATCAACATGGCGTTGCATAGCAATAATTTCATTTTGCTTTCTCTCTTGCTCAAGTTGCATAGCTTCTGCATTAGCCGCCTGTTGAGCCGCTTTGCCAGATTGAATGGTTGAGTAAGCTGATAATGCTGATAAACCTAATACTGCAAATTCAATCATCAGAATGTTACCTCTGCTACTAAGCCATTAACTTGCAAAGATAGTGGCGCTGTTTGTGTAATTTTGATTGTTGGGTCTTTGCTGTAGCCAAGCAATCTAAACTCTTGCTTGCCATCGATGGCTACACGATCAAGGCTAAAGTCATCGCCAACCCTTCTAATCACAACTTCCTTTTCATTTACACTAACCGACAATGTATTAAGCAAATCTAATATTACTTTGTTTACAGACCTTGGCTCACCAGTTAACGGCCCACCAGTAACCTGCGCATCTAATGGAAGTGTTTCAGCTTCCACATTAAACTTGTAGCCAATCTCTGCGCTTGTAATTTCAGACACAGCAGATACATCAACATTACCACCAGCTACTGTAAAGCTCCCAACATAATCAGAACCATTAATAACATCTACCACAGCACCATTTGCAAAGTGAGAAGATACATCAAAGACACCAGCGGTTCCTGTAAAGTCATCAGCAAAGTCTAAATTCAAAGTTGAATCAAACTCAGTCAAAATATATTTGTTTGTTCCATCACCAACATCATAAACGGCAACAATGAATACACGCTCATCTACTGTACACACAGAGTGGAACATTCCATTTGTTGTAAACTTACACCAGCCAGCACGTTCTTCTGCTCTGTTAGATGTAAACACAGCTATTGTTCCATCAATGTTTACAAAAAATGCATATGATTCTGGACGGTTTATTGCGCCTCTAAGAACGCTAACTTGAATAACAGTGTTAATAAGATGCCCAGATAATTGACTCACACTGTTAGCAACATATGAACCTTCAGCATCAGAATAAACAAATTCTCTTACAACATTGCCATGACGCTGAACATAAATTGTTGCCCCATCAAATGAGTAAGGCTTTACAAAGTTAGCGCCATATGGGGTTTGCCGCCGGATAATTGCATTAGTTGGTGTAACAGGACTCTCTGCAAATGATGGAATATAAAACTCAGATGTAGATGTAAGCACTTGCAAGTCTCTATTAGAGATTAAATGACGAATAGTATTAATCTCACCAATGCTTGCAGTCAGATCAATAGCATCATTTTCCTGTGCATCACCTGTATCAAAGTTAAAGTAATCAGAACTTTTGCTTCCCCAAAGACCGTCAGGTTGTCCAATAGTGCCACCAAACCACAATCTGTTTTCATGAAAAGCAACAGCCGCTGGATAGCCTCTATATGCGCTGTATGACTGCTCTACCCAAGCTGTAGTTGGCGCATGCGTTGTTATCTTTGGTGTGCCGCCACCAACAGCGGAACTGCTTGCATTCGAGCCAGCAGTAACAATAAACACATTTTCATCTACAATTTCTTGAACAGTTCTAGTTCCATTAATTTGATTAACAGCTATACCACCGACTGTGCCAGCGTGAGATATATCTATACTGTCACCAACTGACAAACCGTGAAGCGCAAATGTTATTTCAATATCAGCAATGCCAGATGTTGTTTCAATTGCATCAACATCAAGGTGCGCTGTTAACTCATCTGTTATATCACCAGTAGCCTGAGTTGCTGACTGAACAGATGTAATTACAATTTCATTTTCGTGGTATCTGAGTGTTACACCAACATGCTTTGAGTCGGGATAATTACCAGAGCCATCTTGTGTTCCTGTTGTGTCAAAGTAATCACCACTTGTAGTTAGTGTAATGCCAGTTCCAGTTGTAGCAGATGGATCAAGTGTCATTCCACTTGGCTGAAACGAGTAATATGGCTGAGTTACTTTGAATCCATCAGCACTGTCATCGAATGCAAATGTTTCAAACTGAAAGTCTGTAAGGCTCGTTCTTACAATCTTTCTAATCATAAAAGATTGATGACACAGAAACAGTATATCACCAGACTGAGCATATGTTATCTCATGCAGTATACTGTCTGTTAGTGGCAAAGTAGCAGAGTCAACATCCTGTGTAATCGTTGCTGTTAACGAAACAACGCCAGTTACAGGGTCAATGATAAAAACTCTGACCTTTTCATGCTCCAACGAAATAACATATCGTTCATCATCAGAAAAAATAAACGGTACTAATCTGTGCTGTTGAACAGCATCAGCGTCATAAGTGGTATCAAACTCGTATACTTTGCGAGTTCCAAACCGCTTCAGCAGTCCACCTTCGTTTCTTAAAAAGAAATTCTCCACCGTTTTAGCAGAGTTTGGATACACCTTAGTATCAGTTCGTGACACAAGAGATGGACTTACTTCGCCAAATTGGAAGTTGGTAAGCGGAATCCTTATCCTGTTCATTAACTGCGCCTTTCAGCAATAAACCTAGATGTGGTCAACTTTCTTGATGTTTGTTGCTGTGAATCTAGGCTTCTAGCTTTTGCCATTGACTCTCTTGCTTGAGTTTGCATTAAACCACCAAGCGTTGAATCTCTGGCGATAGATGTTGCAAACACAACAGCTAAGGAATATTCCACAGCTATAGTAAAGTAAGAAGGCCAATCAACTTCGCTAGCCCGATATGTGTAGTCAGCTACAGCAACATCATTTACATCGCCATCAGTGTAAACTTTATTACCATAAATTTGATATTCAATTGCAAGATCATTAACTGTTACAGCATGAAGCATAAGCAGATCGCTTGGAAGCTGATAAGCAATATTATATCTACCAGTAGGCGTTGCAGTAAGAAGATTAAGCAATGCTTGATTTGTAGCAAACCGCCAACGTGAGTTTACTAAAGCTGCCCTAGCAACATCTTCATACATATTTGAGGCTACAAGAGCCTCAGTGTTTCCATCGTCAAATGATGTAATTGGGTCAGCACCAATCAAGATTAATGCTCGACTGCAAATGTCAATTGGCGAGTTTGCTGTGGTGCTTAATGTTGCCATGTCAAGTTATGGGGAAGGTAAGTTGATACCTTGACCTTCCCCATATCCCTTTATCGTGAATCGGTTGATGTGATTGCTACACTGTTGACAATATCAACAGTAGAGCCATCATTAGCATTCACATATGCATGAGTTACTACAGGTGTACCGCCAGTAGCTGTAATGCAAATAATCACATCATTTACATTAAGCATATTAGCGGCTTCATCAAAATAACTTGCGGCATCTACAACTGTCTGAGCTTCTGTAGTTGAGTAATACCACAAATTTTTACCTGAGCCACCACCGATGCGGATTAAATTCGCTGAATCAAAAGCCATTATCTAATCCCCTTAGTTGTTGTCCAAGACTTCATAGATACCGTTGGCATCAATTACCACGGAACCCATTGACATCATGGAGGTTGCAAGGTGTGACACACGCTCTGGTACATAGTTCAGTTCAGTCGTAACGTCTGCACCGATACCAAGACCAACAGATGATGTGTGATACGCGATATTCTTACCACCAGTAACGGCTGATGTTGAGAAGATCTTGAAGCCCAAGAACTCTTTCATTGTCATGCCGCCAGCGTATGGCAAGTTCTGGTCGCCAACAAAGTCTGATGAAGCAAACTCAGTAATAGCAAACAGATCTGCATAACCAGCAGGGTGCATCGCAAGGTAACGACCACCATCTTCCGGAATGTCAGCAGAGCCAAATGTTTCAAACAGAGTAAGCAAATCAGCTTTTACCAATGCGCCAGCAGTATCGTTAATCTGTGTTGCATTAGCGCCAGCGTCCATAGCAGTAATCAGCAGTTCATCAGTCTTACGACCAAGTGCTGCCGCCGCAGATTTAGCTACAGCTTGACGCTCATCGATGTTGGTCTTCAGTTCGTCCAACTTATCAATGTATTCTGCTGCATAGTAATCTGCCATGGTTGCCTCGACATTGGTGTGTTCCAGTTCCATTGGAGTTACCATGCCGTTGCGTGATTTAGTTGAAGCAGAGCCTGTTCCGATCTTTTGGAAACGAACAGTGTTCCCACGCACGTTTGATACAGTACGCACAGTGTTCCGCAGTTTAGAACCCATGCGCTGATACGCCATGTGAACCTCTGATTCAAACTGCTTAATAAAGGCGGTATCAATTGTATTCGCCATTTTACAGTCCTTCTCGTAAGGTTAAGGTTAATAGTCTTCTTCTGCGGTTGTCTGCGTGGCTATATCAACGCGATTGTCCTTGCGGGTCGCTCAATGCATTACAGGCCGTTTCAGATAATAAACATTATTTTGTTGCTCTCTGCAACGCACAAATCGCAACATATTATGCCCATGGACATTGTAAGTTTCCTTATCAAAGGTAAACCCACACCATGTTAGCCACATAATTGTGTCTTGATGATCCTCTGGAACAAAGTTCTCAATCATGTGGTATTCGTCTTGGAGTATGTCTATTGCTGGCTTACAGCCTCTAAGAAACACACGCCAGTTCTGGTTTATGCCGCCAGTTCCTAGCATCCAAACTCTGCCAATATTGTCAGTAACAGGAACTGTGCCGCACAGAGCAATAACAGTTTCCTCAAACTTTATGGCATAAGTTTTATTATTTGTTACCGTAAACGGCTCTAGAAGCGCCTCTAGCGGGGTCATGCCATAAATTAAACATTCCCTAGCATCAAGCATACGAAGGCTGTTAGCGATCATTCTAGCGTGATCTAGAGTGCCTTGGACTAAAGATAGCTTGCCAATGCGACCAACTTCCTCATCCATAGAGTCGCTTAAAGCCATCTTCTACTTCTTTAACAAAGCTCATGTCACGTTTTGCAGGGTCATGCCAACGTGGATCAAGCATCATCTGATTAAGTTGATCTTGTGTAATTGAAGCTACTGGCTGACTTTGCATAGATGGCCCAGCTTGTTTCATTGTAGACATAATGTATTCTAATGCCTCAATGCCATCGGCTGTTTCACACATACGCTCAATAGCTGGCAGATGTTGTTCTTCAAAGAACTGATTGGCAAACAAGCTAGCGGCTTCTTGCCTTGCATCTGCATTCTCACCTAACTTTGAAACTTCTGCATCATAGTCTGGAATGTCAGCATTCAAGGCTTCAACATACATGTTGATACCTTCTTCAAACTGCTCTTGACTGTATCCATTTTCATATGCAGTTTCTGCCCACCAGCTTAAAAGCTCATTGCCTGTAGCAGATTCTTCATCGATAGATTCCGGTAATTGATAATCACCAGCAGTTTCTGGACGATTTGCAAAGGCTTCTTGGCTTAGTTCTTCAATGATTGCATTGCGAATGTCTTCATCTTTCTTGCCTAGCTTGCCTTCTAGATTTGTGTATGAGTTTACCAAATCCTCTGGGGTGTTAAACTTTTCTGGCAACCATTCTGGTCTAGCTTGCTCTACAGTTTCTAAACGTGGATCACCACCTTAGTAACAACACCAGAATCTTCTACTTGTGCTTCTGCTTCTTCACTCATTTTCTGCCCTCTTTGATTTGTGTGCATTTTGCATGCGTGACTCAATGAGGCCAACGATATATC